AATAATCAGGATTCGTCTTTGCCATCTCCATCATCCTCCGGCTGCTCATCGTCCGCTATCTGCTGTTTCTTCTTCCTGAATGCCTGCTGGTACGGATCATCCGCCTGTTTTGCTGCTTCCTGCTCTTTGGCGATTTGCCTCTCTTCCGCATCTGCATCTTCCACAAACGGGTGGTTCTTAAGAATCGTCTTATTTGATACAGTTCCAACACTCTTTGTTGCGATATCAGCAAGTTCCAGATCATTTCGAATCGCTGTACGTGTCCATGTCTGAATGACGCTGCCGCATTCTTTCCCAAGATATCTGCAGATTACCTCCACCAATTCTCCGAAACCGGACTTAAATTCCGTTTCCATAAGACCCGCTTTCAAATCGAGGAGGGAATACAGGTATTTTAGTGCCACTCCTGACGCACCGCCGAACTTCTGCGGGTCCGGGTCCAGTCCCATTCCCTGTTCAAAAATTGCCTTTCTGGTAATCTCCAGGAATTTCTCCCTGGCTTCAATCGGTATGCTGATTGTCAGAGTCTCCAGTCCGGATTTCGTATCTCCTTCATCGGAATCAATCTTGATCATCTTATATTTTTTCAAATCCTCCAGGAACTCCTTTTTATCCTGACCGCCATAATTGGTCAGCACAAAAATAATCTCCTGTATATCCTCCAGGTCATTCAGGAAAGAACTGAAAACTTTGTCATACGCATCAACCAAAGATTTAATATTGACCAGATCATTTGTTCCTGTATTGTTGTTGCGGAACGGGATGAACGGTACCCGCCCCATCTCATGAGCATATACGTTCGTCCCATCCGCAGACTCATCATCGCATCCCATCTGGAACATCGGATACTCTGTCAGGCCAGATGCTGATACTGTGCTGCTCCTCCGGCAGTAGGAATAACAAGCATCTTCCGTCCAATACTCCCACACCGCAATTTCCTTTCCCGTCTTAAAATCAATGTCCCGGTAAGTACGCAGAACCGCCACCAATTCATCTGTAAGGTTGTTTGATTTAACCGGGATGATCTGCTCCGAAGGTACCACAGCATACTGGAACTTTCCTTTATCATCCACCCAATAGTGCAGCCACGCACATTCATCATTGGAAGCGCTGACGCAGAGATCCTTGCACACTTTCGCGTACTTATTTCCAAGTACCTCTGAAATCTGTTTATTAAGACTCTGGCTGCCGGTATCAAACAGCGGCGGGGAAGTGAACATATACGCTGCTTTCTGGTTCACAAGCAGACCGTGGAAATTCCTCGGGATCCGGTTATCTGCATTCCGCAGCGGGCCGGAATCCCGGCTCTTGGCTCCGTTGCGCAGGATATCATTCTCATTCCGGTAATACCGCCCAGCTTCCTGGCACCGCTTTACATGCAGACGATGCTGGGCTGCATGGTTTTTGATCAAGGATTTTACTATCTCGATCTTTGCCTTTTTCTCATTCAAAATCAATCACCTTCTTATTTGAAAATTGTCATGCCGGATTTTTTACCGCAGTTCTCAGCAATACCGGTCGTAGCATCCTGAGCATCATCGTGCTTGTTCTTACCCTCGCGCTGGTACTTAATCATCGAATCGTAATATTCCGGCCAGCGGTTCCTCCAATCCTCCGGGAAATAGATATGTTCCATTACCCAGGTCGAATTGGAATAAATTCTGGCTTGCTTATTTTTGCTCTGAGTGAACCATTTGATTATCGTCAGATTGCTGCCAAGTTCCTGTTCCAGAATCCGACGCACATTCCGGGCAAATCCACGGCCGCCGTTATTCGACTCGATTCTAGCAACATTGACTTGACCCGCCAACAGCATTTTCGCCGTCGCTGGTTCCGTGATCTCCATTGGGTCTTTCGTATAGAGTACATCCAAAACGTAGGCTTCGTTGGCAAATGTCACACCATAATTGATGCTGCACAGATAGTCATCCCCTGTGTCAGCCGTATCGGTGTAGTTCCTGATCTCTTTGAACTGCGGCAGTTCACCACTATATGTTTTAAAGCTAGTGTATAACCTGCCTTTCAGGTCAATCGGCTCCTGTTGATAGTTAGCAGATGCAATATCCGCCCCCATGGCTTTCACCTTACGCATGTAGGAACCATAAGATAGTACCTCCGGGCAAAGCATCTGATGCGTCTCAGTATCCATCAGTGCCTTCATACAGATGTGCCGCACCTTGATATCCTCGCTCTGGTAATACTCCAGCGCACGGCCTGCCAGATCATCGCTGGCCCAGCGAGTCATGATGATGATAATCTTTCCGCCTTCCTCCAGACGGGACAACATCGTATCCGTGAACCAAGACCAGTGCTTTTCCTTAGTCAGCTCATTGTTAGCTTCTTCGGCATTCTTAATCAGGTCGTCGATAATCATCAGAGATGCACCAAAACCGGTCGCGGTACCGGATGGAGATGTTGCCAGATAGTTGTTATAGCCACCCTCCAAACTCCACAGATTCATAGATCCATCGCCATGCTTGATACTGACACCCGGGAATATATCGGAGAATACCGGTTTATCTGCATCACCTTTCAACTCCTGGATGTCATTTCGGACATTCTTGGAAAATGTAGTGGACAGCACCTCATTATAGGAACCTGTCATGATTTTCTGAGTCTGATCACCGCCAAGCACCCACTCTACAAACAGACCGGCCGTACGGCTCTTTCCATGGCGGGGCGGCAGGTTGATCACCATGACCTCATCATCTGACTGGTAGAAACCCTGAAACTCATTACAGAGGTCAACCAGATACTTCCGATCCTCTTTGTAGAAGTCCGGCGCTTTCAGATTGCAATAAAAAAAGAACTCGCGCCGCGCAAGCTCTCTCTTTGCCCCCTGAATCGCCAATTCATGTCTATCCACCATGAATCAGCTTCTTTAATTCTTCAGTTGTGAGGCCGGCATACGGATTGTCGGTATTGACCTGACCAGACAACTCAACATTCTGCTTATCCCGCCATTGCCCCGGTCGCCGGTTCTTCAGCCAGAATATCTGAGCAGTGGTATCCGGTTCAACCTCTTTTACTTTCCTCTCTGCCAGGATCTGCTTGGTCTTTGGGAAGCGTTCTCTGGCAATCATCAGTTCCGAATCCATTGCCTCCGGATGCTCGAACTTGTAATGGTTCATGTACTCATCCAACTTCTCATGGTACTCCGCCGCATCCATAGGAACGCTGATATACTTATCCTCATTATAACGATATCCCAACGCTCGCCTCAGCAACGCATTCTCCACCTCAATGTCAACAACCTCCTTGCCCTTTTTTAGGGCCTCCGAAATCTCCGAATACTTCTTTTTCCACTCATATAAAGTAGATGACGTGATACCCATGCACTTGGCCATCTGCTCATCTGTCAGGCCGTCTCTGGCATATGCCTCCAAGCGAAGTAAACCTTCCGGTGTCAGCCAATATTCATATTTTCCTTTTGCCATCAGACTCACCTCACCTTCCTATCTGGCTGTTTTTTTGTATTGAAAAAGAGATAGCTAGGGGCTACCTCTCATCCGTTTCAAACACTTTCATACATTTTTCAATCATTATTTATTGTTATAATGAACTTTGAATCCATAAGTTGCTACTAACTTTTGAGAATCCTGCAAATCATATGGTTTCTGATTCTTAACATAGCTTCTCGCTTTTTCTACTTCATCATTTTCATATAAATATACTAAGATTTCGTGAGCACCGCTAGAAATAAACTGAACATCATCTAATTTGAATACAGAAATTTTCTGCGACGTTGCCTCAATGAAGCTTTTTAGATTATTTGATTCGTTTTCACATCCATTCTCCTCTTGATGCTCATAAGCATCTTCACCAATGTATACCTGCTTATTTTCTTCTAAATTTGCCAAGAAAAAATGTAATGAAAATTTCTCTTTTGTATACTCAACTGCATTAATGATTGTCGCTATGCAAAAAGATGTTTTATCTCCATCTATGCTTATCTTATCAAAAATATTGCGAATACTCATTTCATTTTCATCGTAATCTTCGCATAGTAAGACTGTTACATTTAACAATTCTTTCATATCTTTTTTCATTGTTTCGAATTCCCCCAAGAATTTAACGATACCCTCGTATTAATATTCCGATTAGCTGCGTCATTCCGCATCTTCTCATTTTGATAGGTGGTAACCTGTTGAGCTGTTTTATTTGGAACCTCATCGACCTTATCACTTAACCTTTTTACTTCCAAATTAAGTTGTCCCAAATTTTCTTTAATGGATTTATTTATTTCATTCACATTTTCCTGAGATTTCTTTATATCTTTAGCTGTTGCTTCGAGTTGCTCTTTAATGTGCTCTGTCTTGCCTTCTCCCGTTATGCTCATAATAATTGCTAAAACAGACAAAATTATTGATGTTATCGTACTGGCAAATGAAACCCAAACAGGAAAGTTTGGATCATTTGCAGTTCCTGTTGTAATCAACCAAACAACAATAGCTGTTGCTATAAAGCATATGTATCTCGCGTGCAATTTTATTCTGTCATTTTCTCTCTTTGAGACAAATTCATCAAATGCCTTGGTAGGCTCTTCTTTGCAATCGCTATTCTCTTCAAAACCAAACATACATATTTTCTCCGTTTTCTTTTATTTTACCATAAATTTTGACAAAAGAAAAGCACCCGCTGTCAACAGGTGCCTATCAAGGAGAAAAGATTTAGCTAAATCGGAACATCTGGAATCGAACCAGAGACTTGCAGG